CGCCGCCTGGCACTCACACACCATCGCCGCCTCGATCAGATCGTGCAGCTCCTGCGCATCCAGCGTCAGGTTGTAGGTCTTTACCTTCGCCATGGCTCAGTATCCCCCTTCGTGTTCCAGCAGCCAGTTTTTCAACTGCATCTGCGCGATTGCAAAACACAGTTCCGCGTCGCAGTCCTGGACGTTGACGAGTTCTTCGTCGTCCCCGTCGTAGGCGGTTCCCCTCCGCCACACCCGGACGCCCCAGTCCGTCACCTTGCTATAGCTGACTTCAAGGTGCATGGGGTAGGTCAGCACCTTCTTCGCAAAAAACTTCAAAAAATCATCCACGGGGCTCCCTCCTATGTACGCGCCTTACGGCGCGTTTAATTGCTGGCCGCGGGCAGACGCCCTTCGGCTGCGGCCCGCTCGAGGATCTGCCACGCCACGCGGCGGGCGGCCTGCCGGTTGGCTTCCTTCTGCTCCGGCGTCAGCCGGCGCAGGTAGTTGTCGGCGATATACGCCGTGCAGTTTGGGAAATGATACTCGGCCACGATGTGCGGCTCTTCGTCCGCGATCGGGTCATACGGTTTTCGCATGGTTCAGCCTCCTTCCGGCGTTAGTTTTTCCAGGTTTTACAGCTTTACGCAGTCTGTTTGTCCTGCTCCTTCTTGCTCTCCTGCGCCAGCATCATGCCGTAGGCGATATCGCTCAGTCGCTGGAGCTGTTCGTCGGTCAGATTCCCGGACTGTTTTTTCAGGTAGTCCATGACCTGCTTTTCCTTCTCGGACATTGTTCTCACCTCGCGTTGTCGCAACACTTTATTTCCGTGTTTTGTATTGTGACTACACTGTACCACCATTCTGATGTTTTGTCAATACATGTTTGCGAAATATTTTGCATATTTTTGTATTGACAATACATCCATCGCGTGTATAATATAGTCATGAGGTGATTTCAATGACCATCAACGAGCGAATCAAAGAGATCCGCAGATCTTCCGGACTCTCTCAGACCGACTTTGCCGAACGTCTCGGCACGACCCGCGGCGTGATCACAAACCTCGAGGGCGAGAAAACAAGCCCCAATGAGCCGTTCATCAAGCTGATCTGCCGGGAGTTTAACGTGAATGAGGACTGGCTTCGCACTGGTGAGGGCGAGATGAAACAGAAGCTGACGCGGAATCAGGAGATCGCCGAGTTCATGGGCGTCGTCATGCACGACCCGGACGACTCGCCGCGCAAGCGGTTTGTATCGATCATCAGCAAGCTCAGCGTCGACGAATGGCAGCTGCTCGCCGAGATCGCAAAAAAAATGGCCGAGGACGAATGACCGCCCTCGGCTCTTTTTTCTCTATGCGACCAGTCCGCGCAGGAAGCGCCAGACCAGATCGAGTTGTTCCGCCGTTGCAAGCCGCAGCATGCGGCGGATGTCCTGCAGGTAAAAACTTCGCGTCATTCTATCCATTCCCCCATTCTTCCACAAAAAGACCGTTCATTTTTTGTTCACTTTTCCGGTTGTGCTTTCTTCGGCGGTGGCTTACAATATTTGTAGGTTCCTTTTTCTGACTCGCATGATTATATTAGAACATACGTTCGTTAATTACAATTATGAGAGTCTACAAAAATTTACATATCAAACTGGAGGTTTTGCCATGAGTGCTGCTCTTGAGAGTGCCCATCCCAATAGCATGGTGCGCGACCGTAAGGGTCATAGCCTACTCGCTTTTCCCAGCCGCTATGTCGTTCTTGACCTCGAAACGACCGGCCTTGACCCTCAGTATGACGATATCATCGAAGTCGCTGCAATCCGCATTGTCGACGGCGCAATAGAGGACTCTTTTTCATCTTTGGTCAATCCCGGATACTCTATCGACGAATTTATTACTGAGCTCACCGGCATTACCGATGATATGCTTGCTCCTGCACCTTCTCTTGATTCTGTGCTTCCGGCATTCCTCTCGTTCATTGGCTCTGATGTTGTCGTTGGGCATAACGTTAATTTTGACATCAACTTTATCTATGATTCTTGTTCTGCTCTCTCACTCGAACCGTTTTCAAATGATTTCGTCGACACCATGCGCATAAGTCGTAAGCTTTTCCCAGAGGATCGTCATCACCGTCTTAAAGATCTTGTCTGCAGATTTGGGATTGACGAATCTGTCGCGCATCGCGCCTTTTCTGATGTTGAGCAAACCGACAAGTGCTATCGTTACCTGCGCGACTATGTTTCCGAACACAGTATTTCTTTGGAACAGCACCACAAGCCGTGGAGGGCCGGGGATATTGTTCCGGAAACTGATCATTTTGACGAATCGTCTCCGATTTTCGGCAAGGTCTTCGTGTTCACCGGCACGCTGGATAAGATGCCGCGAAAAGCTGCCATGCAGCTGGTCGTAGACCGTGGCGGCGTATGTCTTGACGGTGTCCGGAAAGATGTCAATTACCTTGTTCTCGGTTCCAGCGATTATAGTAAAATCAAAGACGGGAAAAGCAACAAGCAAAAGGCTGCTGAGAAGCTTCGCCTTAAAGGAAACGACATTGAAATTATCAGCGAGAATGTTTTTTATGAAATGCTTGATGCCTGAATGGAGGTTTTATGTACTGTAACAAATGTGGCAAGGAGATCGACGATGAGGCTCTGATCTGCCCGTACTGTGGCTGCGGGACCGTGAATTACATCCGTGACCAGGCGAAGGCCGAGTCCCGCGCGCGGGAGCACCGCCAGCCCGCGCAGAAGAAGCGCTCGACTGCGCTGCTGCTCTGTATCTTCCTCGGCGGCCTCGGTGCACATCGGTTTTATGTCGGCAAGATCTGGACGGGGCTTCTTTGGCTCTTTACGCTCGGCTTTTGGGGCATTGGCACGCTGGTTGATTTTTGCCGGATCTATGATAACAAGTTCACAGACGACGCCGGTCGCCCGCTCTACGATGAGTACACGGATGGCATGACGCCTGAGGAATACGAGTCCGCCGTCGCTGGTCCCCGCAGAGTCCGGAAAGTTATCATCGTCATTGCCCTTGCGCTTTGTGCTGGCTGCTTCCTGTTCGTCCGCGTCATCCCCGGCCTCATGTACGCGCTTGGTTTTTGAGATGTCGCCCGCGCCGCTGGCCGAACAACGGCGCGGGCTTTTGCTTGCGCAGGCGACCGGGAGCCGTCTGTAACTTTAGGGTAGCCTGTCCACGGTAGTCTTGTAAAGATATGACAGTTGCTTTTTGCAGTCAGACGTCTTGCTTTTTTGGGGGAATGACATGTTTTGAAGGAAAAATTATCTGATTTGTGCCGTGAGCAGAAGCAGACGATCACTCCGCACAAAACAAACCAGGACGTCGCCGAAAATACCGACCTTTCCGTCGGCACCGTCTCCCAGTTCTTTCGCGGCGACATCAAAAATCCGTCTGTTTACACGGTTGGCCCGATCTGCCGGGAGATGGGTGTCTCTATGGATGAGTATTTCGGCATTCCGCATGATGAGCCTGCCGAGTCTTCCGAGCCTCCCGATGCTGAAAAACTCCGCGCCGAGAACGCGGCGCTTCGTGTGCAGCTTGCTCAGCATCAGAAGTCCCTGCGCATGCACCGACTTGTGACGCTCATCCTCTTGGGTATTCTTTCGCTGTGTGCCCTCGCGCTTGTGGCCGACGTACTCAGCCCATCGATCGGCTGGTTCCGCGCATAAATCAAACCGCCCCGGCCCAGCGCCGGAGCGGTATCCGTATAACCTTTTGCCCTTGTGGTGAGAATCTGCTTATGAAATTTACATCTACCTGGAAAATCGCCGACCCGCTCGCGCAGTACATCATTTACCTGCGCAAGTCCCGGAAGGACATGGAGGCCGAAGCCCTCGGCCAGACCGACACGCTCAAGCGGCACCGGGCCGCGCTTTTGTCGCTGTCCGAAAGCCGCGGGCTGAACGTCGTGGAGATCTGCGAGGAGGTCGTGACCGGCGACTCCATTGCCGTCCGGCCGGAGGTGCAGAAGGTCCTGCAGCTCGTCGAGACCGGCAACTACGCGGGCGTCATCGTCATGGAGGTCGAGCGTCTGGCGCGCGGCGACACCATCGACCAGGGCATTATTGCCCAGACCTTTAAATACTCCGACACCCGCATCATCACGCCGAACAAGACCTACGACCCGAACAACGAGATGGACGAGGAATACTTTGAGTTCGGACTCTTTATGTCCCGGCGCGAGTACAACACCATCAAGCGCCGCCTGTCCCGCGGCAAGGAGGCGTCTATGCGCGAGGGCAAATGGATCTCCGGCAAGACGCCCTTCGGCTGGTCGCGTGAGAAGCTGCCGAATGACAAGGGTTACAAGCTCGTCCCGCACCCGGAACAGGCACCCGTCCTGCAGCAGATCTACAACTGGTACACCGGCGAGGGCTGCGCGCGCATCGGCGCGAAGGCGATCTCCACGCGGCTGAACAGCCTCGGCGTCCCGACCAACTCCGGCAGCCTCTGGCGCGCGGACTCTGTGCTGGATATCCTGCGCAATCCGGCAAATGCGGGCTGGATCAAATCCGGTGGCCGACCGGAGACGAAGCGCATTGTCGACGGCGCTGTCGTCGTCAGCCGTCCCCGCACCCGGCAGGAGGACCTGAAGCTTTATAAAGGGCTGCACAACGGCCTGATCTCGCAGGAGCAGTACGACAAGGCCGTCGCTCTGAGCTATTCCAGCGCCAGCCCGCGCGGCAAGGGCGCATGGGGGACCGTGACGAGCCTCGCCGGGCTCGTCCGCTGCGACCAGTGCGGCCGCGTGATGGTTCGCCGTCCGTCGTCCGGCAACCGCCGCGATACGCTTCTTTGTCCCTCCTACGGCTGCACGACCGTCAGCGCGTGGTATGATGATGTGGAGGACGCCGTGCTGGATGCTCTGCGTGGCTGGCTGCGCGAGCTGGAGCTCGGTGAGGCCGCTGCGCCAGATGACACGCCCATGCGCACCGCGCTCGAGTCCTCGATCGCCGCCGACCGCAAGCAGCTTGCCAAGCTGGAGGCGCAGGAGGCCCGCGCGTATGAGCTGGTCGAGACCGGCGTCTATACGCCGGAGATCTTTCTGCAGCGCTCGCAGGCGCTCGCCGCTGACAAGCAGGTCATCGTCGACCGCATCGAGGCAAGCCAGACCACGATCACCGAGCTGGCTCGTGCCAAGCAGGCCCGCGCCCGTCTGGCCCCCGCCGTCCGCCGCGTCCTCGAGACCTACCCGCTCGCCGCATCCCCGCAGGAGAAAAACGCCCTCCTGAAAACTGTCCTGCAGAAAGTCCTCTACCATAAACAGACCAAATCCTACACCAAATCCGGCAGCGACATGCACGTCACCCTCTACCCCCTCGCGGATTGAACATTATACATTTATTCGGTACGCATGAATGAATCCCATCTAAATATAGGTTCTATAGCAAGCGGAAATCCCTCCTTGTGACAGGAGGGATTTCTTTATTTTGCGATATGCTCATAATACGCCATGAGCTTCTGCTCCGGCCCCGGGCCGTCTTTATCGAGCAGGAACGCCTTTGCCAGCGCAGCGTAGAACTCCGGGCGGTTGAGGCCGAACTCTACGGCGACGGGGTAGTAGTCCGAGTACATCATGTTCATGGTCACGCCCCACGCCCAGCGCGGGATCTCGTACCCCTGAATGCCCATACTCTCGGCCACAGCCGTTGTCTGCTCCATCGTCCAGTGCGGGCCGGTCGTGCCGTCGGCGTTGCGCATGGCTGCCGCCCACTGCATGGCGGTCGCGCGGTCAAACTCGACCGTCTCCGGCTCGTCGTGGTCCTCGAGCTTATCCAGCCGGCACAGCAGATCTGTGACTGCTGCGGCCTGCTCGACCGTACGCATGGACACCGGGCACTCCGCGATCTCCCGCAGCGCGGCGTGGAGTTTGTCTTTATACGCCTGCATGATAGCACCTCATGCGAGCTTGAGCAGCCCCGTGCAAAGCTCGATCACGGAGCCTGCGGCCGTGCTGTCGGTCGTCGCCACGAGCGTGAATGTATGATTGACGCAGCAGCAGCACCCGGACAGCTCCAGATCCGTCTCCGTGTGGATCTCCGCATTGCCGGATGCCGGCAGCGTGACGCGCTTGAGCGTGCAGGGCAGCGCGACGCCGTCCATGTACCACTGCAGGGTCAGGACGCCCGCGGCCGTCTCCGCGATGACCGCATCTGCGGCCAGATGATACAGTCCGATCTTGACCGTGTCGTAGCTCTGCGGCTCGACCTGGATGGACGAACCGGAATTGACGACCTTTGCCCCGGCCAGCGTCAGCACGTTTTCGCTGTCTGCCGCGAGCAGTTGGGGCGCGTTATTAAAATATCGGACGCATGATTTTTGATACGCCCGATTTCCATTGCCGTTATTACAAGCCATTTTCATTACTCCTTCCGTTTGGGCTTATGTGAAGGGGCATTATGCCCCGGATAGCTATATCAGGATGGGTCCGCGTCAGCCGCCGCAGCCGCACGGATTGCAGGGCGGGTTCTGGTAGTACCGGCCCAGCTGGCCGAGGATGTACTGCGACTGCATGTAGTCGTTGTTCGCGGCGCGGCTCTGTGCGAGTTCGTCGCGCAGGCGCTGGTTCTCCTGCTGCTGCAGGAGCGTCCGGGTCGCCTCGCCCTCGGCGTGGATGGCCGTCTTGATCTCGCACGCGTTGATGCTGGCGTTGTAGTTGACGCCGTCGATCGCGCGGAGAATGTCGCAGCAGCACTTCTGCTGCACAGAGATGCCGCTCTCCGTGACGGACTGCAAATCGCGCAGCTCGCCGAGGATGTTGTAGGCGTTGTCCTTGACGGCGCTGGTGACGTCGTATGCGCTCTGGCGCGTTGCCGCGACACCCTCGTTGTTCTGGCGCTCGAGGGCTGCAAAGTCCGTCGCGCGCTGCACGTCGGCCTGGGTCGCCGGGGAGCTCTCGCCGCTGCCGCCGAAGCCTCTGCCCGCGAAGAGCAGGAAGAACAGCGCGATCAGGATGACAATGCCCCATCCGCCGAAGCCATAATCCTTATCCATGGTTTTCCCTCCTTTCTGGGTGGAATGAAATTTGATAGGCGCTTTCGCGCGGTATCACTTGCCGATCTGGCCGACGAGCTCGCCGACCGTCTTGTTTTTGTTTGCCTCGAACCACGCCTCAAAGCCTGGCTGCGAGGCCAGGAAGCTAAGCACCATCTGCGGGCTCTGCCCCTGCAGCGTCGTCTTCGCTGTCTGCAGCAGACCGTTCAGCAGCTTGTTTCCCCCGCCGTTTCCGCCCATCAGGGCCATAATCGGATTTTGCATTGAGCTTTCCCTCCAGTTCTTCGATTTTCCCGGCCATGCTCTGCAGGCCGGCCGTGATCTGTTTCAGCTGCTCCTGCAGCTGGTTTGCCGCCTTTTCCTCTTCTGTCGGCTCCGGGAAGATCCGGAACCGCGCGATGGTCTTGGCCGCCATGCTGTCCGTGCGGATGTAGTACAGCAGGTTCTCGGTCTCGTGCAGCGCGAGCGCGTTGTCGTTCGGCTGCATCTGCAGGTTGTTGATGCTGGCCTCGCTGGCCACGGTCAGCACGCCGAGCTTCGGCGGCTGCGGCGGCAGCTGCGGGCCCTGCGGCCGCGGCATGGGCTGCAGCTGGATCTGCTGCGCGCCGTCCATCTCCCAGCGGCCCGTGTACGGGTTGTACGCCATGCGGTATCGCCCCTTTCTGCTACCATTCTAGCGTTTCCCCGTCCCCGCTGGGGGGCATTTGTGTACCATTTGTGTACCATTTGTGTACCATTTGTGGGACATGCGGGCATAGAAAAAGCGCCATGAGCCGTTGCTCATGGCGCTTTTTCTTTGTCCGTTTTCCCTACCAGGCGGCGGGCGGTGTTGTAGATGTGTGGCAGGCGGCGGGAGATGGTTTTGCGGTCGACGCCGATCTCGGCGGCGGCGTCCATCTGCGGGAGCCTGCCCACGATATAAAGCTTCACGATCTGCTGATCGATCTGATCCAGTATGCCCTCGTCAGTGACGCGCTCCCAGTCGCTGCGCGTGAGGTGTTCCAGCTCCTTCGGCAGAGCCAGCCGCGCAGTGATAGCGTCACTCCCTTTCTCGGCCCGCTCGACTGGCAGAGATCCTGCTTACCGGTCGAAAACGCCGGTGCGGTCCAGGATGACGAGCATGCGGACGTTGTCCTCGCTCAGATCGAGCGTCAGGTCTTCGCCCGTGCCGCCCTTTCCTTTAAGCAGGCCCTTGCTGACCAGCTTGTCCAGCGTCTGGCGGTACGTCTGGTTGTCGACGTCCCGCAGCTTTTCGTATCTCATGGCTGTTTCCTCCTGCAGTCTTGCCTTGAATTCCTGCCACTGGCGGTCGCCGGAGGTCCCGTAGTAGATGTTATGCGCCGGTCCGACAAACGGGGCCGGGCAGATCTTTCCGGTGACGTCATAGTGGCGGATGACGTTCTCCAGCTGGATGTTGTACTGCCGCATGAGCTTTGCGGTGAGCCATACGGCGTTTTCGATGACGCGGCGGTCAAAGTACCAGTCCTTGTCGTTCGCGTTCAGGCGGCTGCTGTCGAGCTTCTGCGGGCGCAGCTCAATGCCGATGGAGTTGCAGTTGCGGCACTTCGGATGCCGGTAGTGCAGGCCGCCCACGGCCCCGCAGTGCCACGCCATGTCGGTATCCGGCACGCAGTGGTAGATGACGTCCTTCTCATCCACGCAGTAGTGCGCGGACGCCATCGCCTCCGGGGCCTTGAACCACTCCGACGCGCCATAGGCGCTGGAGAGGGCCCCGAAAAAGTGGATAACCAGATACTGCGGCTTATTGCCGCCCCGGTAGATGTTGACGCTTGTGAAATTGTCTACGATCTGCGGCGGCATAGTCTTCATTCTTCCTTGACCTCCGGCAGGCCCGCGACGCTCGTCAGCAGGGACAGAATGCCCGCCAGCGCCGAGGCGGAGGCAACGGCGATCCAGTTAACTTCGGACAGGATCGCGCTCGTGCCGATCGTTGCGACTGCCGTCTGGCATACCGTTTTCAGTGCGCGGATGCCCGCGGCTTTCCACCATTTTGCGTTCATAAGTATTTTTCTCCTTTCAAATTTCACGCCTTGCGGCGCGTGTTACAGAATTTTGCTCAGCGCCCAGCCGACGAGGCCGGACACCAGCGCGGTCAGCGCGATTTTGACCAGCGCGTCCCAGTTCTTCGCAGGCTTGGCCGTGAGGCTGTTGACGCTCGTCTGCATGCCGTCGATCTTGTCGTCGAGCGTCTTCATGTGCTCGGCCATGACGGCGACGGCCTCGGCCAGCTTGGCCACGGCGTCGGTCTTCTTCTCGAGATCCTTGATCCGGCCGGTGTTCCGGTCGACATTGCCGCGGATCTCCGCGACGGCAACGTTCAGATCCTGCAGGTCCATCTGATTTTCTCCCTTCTGCGTTTATCAGATCGGCACGAAGGCCGCATCCGTCCACTTTGCCGTTGCGCCTGCCTCGCCCATCCAGACCTTGATCTCGCCGTTGTGCGTGTAGTAGGCGTTCTGGATCAGCGGCATATCGGGCTTCCATGCGATTGGATTGTCTGTTGTGCCGGCTTTCACAGCCTGCTCGATGTACTCCCGGCGCACGGGGATGTCGTTGACGAAGAAGTTCTTCCAGTCATAGCCCAGCTTGTCCGACTGGGTTATGGTCGTGGTGATGCCGCCTGCGGCCTGCACGAGCTTGCCGTCCGTAATTGCTTTCTTTACCTGTGCCAGTTTAGCCTCTGTCATATGCCGCCTCCAGTTCCGCCAGCACGTCGCTGGCCGTTTTTTTGCCCATCTTCGCCGTGATGGTGCCGTCGCGGTTGTCGGTGATGGGACCTGCGAGGGTGAAATCCGCGTAGTCGTCCATGTAGCGGTCCTCGGCGGTCTCGGTCGTCGACTTGACGGTTCCGTCCTCGTTCATCTGGACGTTGCCCTCTGCGTCCAGCACAGGGACGGCCGTGGTGTAGCGGTGGATCATGCCCCAGACGGCGCCGTCGCAGAACAGCGCCAGCGGGTCTGCAACCGCGCTCTTGTCGATGGTGACGGCGCGGCTCTCGCGCCCGCCCCAGTCGGCGTCGCGCATGCGGCCGGCGGCCGGCCGCGTCTCGATCTCCTGCCCTCCGATTGTGATGTACCAGGTGTCCATAAGTTCCTCCTGTCTATTGCTGCACGGCATTGGCCTGCAGCCATGCTAATAGTGCTCCTGTTGGCATTTCAGCGAAAGTCACTGTCCGGAATGCCTCTTGCGTCCAGCTCCCGTTGAAATATGCGTACCAAATATCGCCTGGCCCGTAAGAGTAAACAATGCTTGGCCGAGAGCCTGCAGTGATCATGAAGTAGTCGAATTTTTTCCCGTTTGATGTAAAATCAATGGCTTGCTCAAAAACCATTATTTTTGGGGACTCATTTATGATCCACGTCAGCCCGTCGCTGAACTTGACCTCATACGCCGTCCCATTCACCAGCGTTCGACCCCCCCCGATTTGGTAGCTTGTACCAGCAATCAGGTCGGTGCCGCCTTTGATGGCGTAGGATGTGCCGTCTTTCAAAATGTGGTGTGTGCCCATGTGGGTCCTCCTTTATGCTGCAAGGGTGTAGGTGCCGTCGGGGTTTTGGATCACGGGGAAGGTCGAGGGGATGGTGAAGGCGGGGCGGACGCCGTAACTGTCGTTGCAAGGCATATGAGTCGAATGGCCGCTAGGCATTATAACGTACACGTCGTTCCGTGTCCAGGTGGCCGGTGTACGCGTCCACTGTCCAACACTATTTCCGCCGTAGTAAGCAGTGGAAAGTAGTTTTCTCACAGCACTGTCCAGTGGTTCTCCGTCAGTATCAGCATAATCGCTGTAGCCAAACTCTGCTGTCGACAGCAGGAACACTGCACGGGTCGTGACTGCTTTCTTGTTGCTTCCGTCATAGTAGTAGATTTTTGTCGTGCCGGCCGCAGACTGGACGTCCAATGTCAGCAGCTTGATCCAGGTTCCGTTGAGCCATGTGTCTATCGAGCTCCCGGCGAAAATCTTGCTACTGCTGTCAAAAATACGCTTGTCATAGCAATCCTTCCTCACCAGAAGTGTCCGCCCTGCGCCGTTCAGTCCGCTTTCGTAGTCGTGCTTGCAGACGTAGAACGGCACGTGGCTGCCGTTTTCGTTCAGCATGAGGATATCGCCGAGCGCAACGGTCGAAAGCGGGATGCCGCTGGAAAACGGGATATTGTACCCGGTGCCATTCACCAGCACCCGGCCTTTCTTCTTCGCGTAGCCCGTGCCGCCGATCATCTCCCGCCCGCCGGATACGGAATAGGCCGTGCCGGAGATCAATGTCTTGTGCGCCATGGGGCCTCCTCACTCATATTGCCAGTTGATGGCGTAGTTCTCGGTCGGCGTGGTCTCCGCGGAGACCAGCGTCTGCTTTGTGATGTTGCCGGTCTTCATATAGTCCGTGCCCGCCACGGCCACGGCCCACGCCGTCGGCTTTCCGCTGGCGTCCACCGCCTTGACCTTGATCAGGTCCCCGACAGAAGCGCCGGAGGCGAGGATTACATCTTGCTTTCCGTCCCACGCGTCTTTGTTGCTGCGCACGCCGGCGATAGCCTCGTCGATCTGCGCGCCGGTAAACTGGCTGTTGTAAGCCATACGATCACTCCTTCATACACAGAAAATCCTCGCCGTCCGCGGTCTTCAGCGCCTGCGACTCTCCCAGCGGGATAAATCCGTAGTTGTCGTTCCAGCTGCCGTCCGCGCCCTGCGCGAACAACGAAATGCGGTATTCCCCATCACCGGAAAGCAGAAAATCGTCGTAAACCTCAAAGGTGCGCTGCGTGCCCGCCGGGGTCTTGGAGAAGGACGCGATCAAAGCACCCTTCCCGCGGCCCCAATCCTCGCCGGACTTCGTCGCGCGGCACTCGAAGGCCGTGTAGGCGATGTCCGACGAGAAGGAAACGGTGATCGAGTCGAACCCCGAGACCGCCGAGATCTTGTTGCCCGTGATGGAAAATGTCAGCTGCGGCGCTGCCATCAGGCGGCACTCCAGGTCCCGGCGGCGTTCTTGACGAAGACCTTGACGATCTTCGTGCCGTCGCCGGAAGACGCTGCCTCGAGGTCCGCGCCCTTGACAGTGACGTTGATGGCGGTGTTCTTCTTGTAGCCTCCCTCCGTGCCGCTGACGTTAGTGGAGCCGCCCGTCGTCGGGATCTGCGTGCCCGCCGTGTGCAGGCTGCTCGTCGCCGGAACGACGCGAATGGTGTATTCCTCAAAGTCCACGTCGCAGACGAAGGAGAACGCCGCTGCATCGTAGCCCGTGACCTTCGAGATCCTGCTCTTGTCGGGGCCGGTGATGGTCACGGCAGGAATCGACGTGTTGAGCGTGATCGTGTCGCTGACTGCGGCCGTTTCGTTGCCGACGTCGTCGCGCATCTTGACATAGATCGTCTTGAGGCCGTCGCCGTCGGGCAGCGTGATGGATTTTTTCGCGGTGAATGTCTCCCACGACGCTTCCGCCTCGGTCTCCGCCGTCTTCGTGCCCCAGATCTTCATCTGGTAGCCCGTCGTTGTCTCGTCGGAGACAGAGATCTTCGCCGTGACGGTCGCGCTGGTCGCGTACTGTGCACCGTCGTTCAGGATCAGCGATAGGCCGGCAGGTGCCAGCGTATCAAGTGTCAGATTGAAAAAACTTGCCATCTGGATTTATCCCCTTTCTTCGCTTGTGAGTTCAATGTACAAAAATCCGCCCGGTCTTTCGTAGATGGTTTTCGTGCCCAGGTGGGCGGATTTGATACCCATGGAGCCGATGAACAGCTCCAGAATGCGTTTGAGTCCAACTGCCAGCATGTTATCCCTCCAACAGATACAGTGTCCGCGCGTCCTTTTTGTCCAGCGCGTCATATTCGGATTTTGTCATCACGAGGATCGCGTCGATCTGTGCCGACTGGATGCCCCCGCCACCAGAGCCGCCGCCGGAGCTGCGGGCCTCGTTGATGGCGTCGACGAGGTTACCCTTGTTGTAGGTCTTGAGGTCGTCCAGATCGCCGATCTGTTTTTGCAGCTGCGCCCAGACGGGCAGGGACGGGTCGGCGGTCTCGTCGCCGGATGGGTCCGCGCCGGGCTGGACCTTGCCGAGGCTCACCCAGACGGTCGGCAGGACGACGCCGCTTTCGTCCACGCCATAGACGCCCACGCGGGCGTGGCGGCCCGGGACGGCGAGAACTTCGTGCGGTACGGGAACGGTATCCCCGTCCCAGTTCGCCGCCAGAACGTCGACGGTGGTCTTGCCGTTCGAGAAGACGGCGGTCTTCGTCAGCCCGTCCCAATCGTCAGAAAACACGAACTCAACGGTCACGGCCTTGGCCATGCCCGCCGTCAAAAGCTCCGGCGGCGACGCCAGATGCGCACACGCGCGGGAGCAGTGGATGGTGATCATGCGTTATCAGCTCCTTCGAAGGTCACAAACGGCTCAAGGCACTTGATATCCCCGGCGGAAAGCCGGATATCGAGGTCGAGCGGAAGCGTGATGTGCGGCAGCTCGGGGAGCGTGTCGGCGTCCAGCTCGTTCAGCTCCGCCTGCGGCCGCCCGCTCATGAGCTGGTTTCCGTAGAATTCGAGTGTTGGGTTGAGCCTGGTCGCCAGCATGGCGAGCTGATAGGCCTGCCGGAGCGGCAGGTCCTGTTCGATGAGCTTCTGCAGTGGCTTTGCCGCGAGCGCGATGTCGTATAATTTCATGATTCCCTCCTTAGTTGATGGCTGTGCCGTTGACGGTCAGCTTCCCGGATGAGTTGCACGCAAGGGTGCAGTAGCGGTATGAACTGTAATACAGCACGATTTCGTCTCCCCTGACTGTCACGGGATAGCTCGATGTCCCTATCTCAAAGCCGTTCGAGGACGGCGTCAGGGTTTTTGTTTTCAGCTCCAGCGAATTGTATCCGCTCTTGAGTTCTGCGGCGGATACCGTGCCCCACTTCGCGGCGTAGGCCGTCGATCCGTTTTTCAGGAGCACCTGGCCGTCGGTTCCGCCGCTCGGAAGCGTTCCGGCGACGTCGCCCCACGTGCAAGCGTAGTTGGTGGCGCTGGATTTTTTCAGCACCTGACCGGATGTTCCGCCGGTCGGGAGCGCGCCGGTGATGCTGCCCCACTTGGCGGCGTAGTTGCTCGCGCCGTTTTTGAGCAGGACCTGACCATCGGTGCCGCCGGTCGGCAGGATGCCGTCGGGGCTGCCCCAGGTGACGGCGTAGTCGGTGGCGCTGGATTTTTTGAGCACCTGGCCCGTCGTTCCGCCGGAAGGCAGAGCACCGTTGATGTCGCCCCATTCGACGGCGTAGTCGGCGTTGCCTGACTTTTTGAGGATCTGTCCGCTCGTTCCTCCGGTCGGCAGGAGGCCGGTGATGCTGCCCCAGGTGAGCGCGTAGTCGTTGTCGGACGATTTTTTGAGCACCTGCCCGGCCGTTCCGCCGGGCGGGATCTTCGCCGGCGCGTCCGCGCCGGGGTTGCCGATCGGGAACATGACGACCTTGCTGCCGGACAGTTCGAGGACGGCCACGCGCTGTCCGGCGGCGAAGTTGATGCCGGTGTTGCATTTAAAATGCTTCTCGGTCGGCTCCTCCGCGCCGTCAGGCGTGAGGGTCAGGCCGTCTTCCTCGACCGTCGCAATGACGGCCAGCTGGAACGGCTGCTGCTGTTCTTCGGTCTGCTGCTCTTCTGGTTCTTCGGTGTACAGGCTGTCGACGCCTTCCATTATGCAATCACCGTCCTTTTTGCAGAGTGTGTCATGAGACTTCCGGCTGACAGCTGCATCTGCCAGCCGGTCTCGAGGTAAATGCCGCCGATGTCGTCGTGCGTGAGCGCGAGGACGTCACCGATGCCGTGGCCGGGGTCATTGAGCGTGTAAAACGTGATTGCCCGGGCGGAAAGGAGCGACTCGTTGCGCATGCGGTCGGCGTAGGCCTGCAGCTCCTCCTGCGAGGCGATGTTGTCGACCTTGATGAGCGAGGCGATGCGCATGTTCCGCCGGAATGTGGACTTTCGCGACTGCGGATTGTCGTTAACGGCCGTTGCGGCCATGGGCTGCTCCAGATCCGGGTTGGAGCAGACGCAGATGAAGACGTTCGGCGCGTCGAAGATGTCTTCCTCATCTGAGAAGTTCGGCCCCGGATGCCGGTCCGGAAGAAAGAGGTCCGTCGTGCCGTAGGACCAGTCGATGTTCTGCGCGCTCGGCTCCTGATAGGGCTCGAGACGGGCGACGCCGGATGCGTCGAACCAGAGGCTGTTGTAGTTGATCTCGGCCAGCAGGTCGTTGACGATGGTCAGGTAGCTCGTGCCGACATCCCAGTCCTCGCGGTCGGTCTGCAGCGTCGCGTCCGACGGCGTCGCAATGACGAGCGCGACGCCGCAGGCGGTGAGCAGCTTGCGGATCTCGGTGAGATAGGACGCACCGGCGGCCAGGTGCAGGATGGTCTCGGTGCGGTTGCTGTAGACGCGCCAGCAGCGGTCGTAGGCCTCGACCTCGACGCGCTTCTGACCAGCCGCGCCCTTGATGCTCGGGGTCGCGGCCTGATAGATACCGAGGGGTGTCTCCTGCCCGTCGATGGTCATGACAGGCTGAAGCTCGTCGGAGAGGTAGTCGACCGCGTCGTTGACGAGGAAGGTGCCCTTGATGCTGGTGTGGATCGTCGCGTCGCGGCTGGCGATGATCTGCGGGGCGCTGCCGGTGTCCCATTGGAGGTGGGTGATGGGTGCGCCGTTTCTGAGCACGTCGACGCGGAAGCGGACGTCACGGGTCAATGGTGATCGCCTCCTCCCGGTTGGTGTGCGAGATGGTAAAGGAATAGCGGCGCATGAACTCGTCGCAGTTGCTCTCGAGCGACGGGAGCGAGCCGATGGCCATGTTGCCGTAGCGGTCCTTGAGGCAGACGAGGCGGCCGACAAGGGCTTCCAGCGCAAGGGCGGCGGCCCGCTGCGCGTGCGGCCAGGCACAGGCGACGGACAGGGCGCGGTCACGCTGCTCGCTGCGCTCCTCGACGGGGTAGGCAAGGCCTGCCAGATGGACGGTCGAGACCCCGGCCGAGAAACTGGTGCGGTTGGTGCGCAGCTGCGTCTCGGACAGGCGCATCTCGAGCCAGACGCCGGTCTCGAGGTCGCAGATCATGTTGGTCTCGGGCAGCACTTCGACAGTGTCGGAATTGGACACGCCGTAGTTATCGCTTTCGTCGTAGCAGCCGCGGACGCGGTAGGTGACGGAGCCGATGCTGGTGTGGTCGATGTACTGCTTTTGGACGGTGCGGGCGATGGCCACGCCGTCCCGCTCGACGAGGTAAAAATCGTAGCTCCCGGCGGTCTGCCAGGTGAGCGCGGCCTCATGGCCGGCGGTGGCGGTCAGGGTGATGGCCTCGCCCTCGGTGTGTGAAACGGGGAGCGCGGCTGCGCTCCACTCGGACCACATGCCGTACTTGTTCTGCACGCGGACGCGTACGGTGTAACTGCCGTCGGCGAGGTAGACCGGCGAGCGCCATGCCTTTTCCGTGCCGTAGACCGTGCCGGATGCGTATCCGCTGGACAGCGTCAGCTGATAGGCTTCCTGCTCGGAGGTCTGCCAGGTGATGCGCGGGCGCGGGCCGGTGGACTGGATGACGATGGACGGGGCCGATGGGGCGTTGATGGCGATAAACTCGGCCTTGTCGCTCCACGCCGAGGCCGTTCCGTCGGTGTTGTAGGTGCGCACGCGCCAGTATTTTGTTCCGCTTGTGAATTTGTTCGCCGGAACGTCGTAATACTGGTTTTCTCCCGTGACGGTCGCGAGCGTGTTCCAGGTCGTGCCGTCGGCGGACCACTGCAGGTCCGCCTTGCTCTGCGGCGTGCCGGTGGAAATTATGTGCTGCCACGAGAAGCGGTTGACGATGGTGGCGTCGATGACGATGCCGGATGGGGAGACCGGCTTGCAGGATGGTGTGACGTCCGTCGTTGTGATTTCCTGCCATGCAGACGTTGTTGTCGTTCCGCTGTTCGCCGTCACCTTTACGCGCCACTCGATCGTCCCGGACGGGAATGTATTTGCAGGGACTGTGCAGGCGGTTGTCGCGCCGGAGACGCTGATCGTGTTTGAGGCGCTCGCATTTTTGACGCGCCACTCGAAGACGGCGGAGGTTTGCTTTATCTCTGCGAAGCAGACCTGTGAGTCGGCTGTGTCATCGTCACAGCGCCATGTAAACATATTTTTTTCAAATCTGTTTACAAAAGCGCCGGCTGTTGGAGCAAACCCATCCGCTGTTATCCCTACAGTGTCGTCCGAATACTCGCACACCAACGATGGCTTCCGTGTTGACTTTGCGCCGAATATAATCGCCTCGCTTGTCCCTGATTCTCCTCCTCGAAGCGCGACCACAAAGCCATTTCTTATTCCTTGCTGCAGTTCTTCTTTTTTTGATTTGTAATTTTTCAGGTCAAAAACTGCATTTAGCTGTATGATTTCATTCAGAGCCGTCCAGTTTCCGTTTGCTTGCTCCGAGACCCCTGTGAAGGTCTGGTATATCTCAGGCCTTGTCGCATATGTCATTGCATCTGCATCAAATTGACTCGCCAACGCATTTACATATGTCCAAATCCCCTTGTATGTAGCGTCGCTTTCTGCTGTTGGCTGTGCATAAAATGCAAGCGTTACTTTTGTTACCCGTTTGAACTTGTATGTGTCGCCCGGCACAGGGAAGTTGATATATACGTTATCCCCTCGCTTAATGTTTCCCGCGTCTCCTGTAAACGGCTCTACGAAGAATTTGTACTGTGTAAGATCCGAATAGTTTGTGTTCGGGTGGTTCTTCGCGACTGCTGTCGAGCCGCTTGCCTGCACTGTAAACGTCGGCATTTACTTCGCCCCCATTCTGGTTGTGATGCGTGCGTTTTTGGCGATGCGGAGGATGGTGTCGAGGTCGTCAACGTGGTCGACGTAGACGGTGGTGTTGTAGGTATCTCCGGATGTGTAGCGGGTCTCGCTGGCCGTCTGGATGCGCGAGCCGGATGGGAGATAGATCCGCTCGAGGCCGTTCTCGTTGACCCGCGTCCAGCCGCCCGCCCAGTTGTCCGTGCCGGCGGCGTTGCCGCGCAGCTTTTTGAGATATTCCTGCACCCACAAATCCTGCGACTTGCCGAGGATGGAGCTGTCTCCCGCTCGCACGAGCGCTTCATACTGCGCGTTGGCGTATGCCTCCATATTGCCGTAGGCTTTGCCGGTGTCGGTGTCGAAGTAGCTGCCGTATCCGTTCGCAGCGGTCGCGCGGTTCGTATCCTGCTGCATCCACTTGGTATTGAGCCTCTGTACATTCGACATCTGGCCCTTTCCGTAATTCAGGCCGAGCGCTGTGCCCATCTTGTTGAAATCGAGCGTCAGCAGACCGGACAGGAAGTCCCCGGCGTCGGCAATTGCCGCCATGACCTCCGACAGCGGGCGCAGTGCCTTCGTCAGAGCCGGGACCTTGTCATTTGACAGGGTATCCATCGGGTTGATGATCTCGCCCGCCGTCTCGAGCAGCATGCCGAAGGAGTCGACCAGCCCTGATTGCTGCAGCACATCGCCGATATACTTGATTCCGCTGGTGACGTCGCCGTAGAATTCTTCCAAATATGGCGCGAACTCTGCGGCCAGCTGATTCTTGACGCCCTCCTGCGTATTTTGCAGGCGAGAATAGGCGTCGTCGACGCCCTGCAGGGATTTGAGCGCGTCGTTGTCAAGGACATAGCCCATATCATGCGCTTCCTGCGCGTAAGCCCGCATTTTCTCGCCGCCGAGGTCGATGAGCGGATTGAGCTCCTGCGCGGACTCAGACATGAGGTCCATGGCCAGCGCGTCCCGCTCGGTCTGGTTTTTGATCTCACCGAGCGCGTCGATGGTGTCGTAAAATACATCCTGCGCGCTGCGGAGGCTGCCGTCGGCGTTGGTGATCTCTACGCCCAGACGCTGGTACGCATCATAGGCGTCGCCGGTGCCCGCTGCGGCCTCCTGCATTTTGTTGGTGGTCTCCTTGAGGCTGTCCTTGATGCGGTCCATGGAGACGTCCGTGAGGTCCGCCATGTAATTGAGCTCCTGCACGGAGTCGGTCGTCATGCCGGTCACGGAGGCGAGCGTGAGCAGATCGTCTGCATTCGAGGCTGCTTCCTTCGTCATGGAGATCAGCGCCTTTTCCGCCTTGACGATGGCCGTCGCGACGGCGGCAAAGCCGCCCGCTAGCGCCAGCGACGAAGCGTCCAGACTTCCCATGGCGTTCATGGACTGCTTCATGCTGTCCGGCAGCTGGATGCCGAGCTTGGACGTCAGGCCATTCACCACGTCGCCGAGGTTTCCCATGCTCTGCCCGGCGTCCTCGGTTGCGGTGGTCGTGTCTTCTATCTGCTCTGTGTTGTTTTTCAGCTGTCCGTTCAGCTTGTAAAGCTCGGCTTCCGCGTTATTGAGTTCTTTTTCCCAGCGCAGCGTTTCCACTGCGTTTGATCCGTAATTTTCTGCAGCTTCTTCGAGCCCAGCTTTCAGGTTATCGATTTTGTCATACTGCAGGCTTATTTTTTGGGTTAGCAGGTCCGTTTTCGCCGCCGAAAGTTCTGCTGATTCTGCGTTATCCGCATATTTTGCCGATACCTTCCGCATCTCGGCGTCCAGCACGTCCATGCTTGCGCTGAGCCGTTCGATATTATTTCGGTATTTTTGTTCTTTTTCACCTTCCATGCGCTTTTCATTTTCGCGCATCTGGTTATTTAGATCGTTCAGTTTCGCTGTTGCGTTTTGCAGGCTGGCCTTCCACGCCATTGTAGCTTTGCTGGATTCTCCCGTTTTTTTTACGGAATTTTTCAGAGCCTCTTGCATATAGCGGATCTTTTCTGTTTGCGAATAGATCTGCCGTTGCAGGATGTCATTCTGTTGCCCTAGCAGCTTTGCGCTGTCTGCATTTTTCCCATACGCAGACGTTACTTTCCGCATTTCGGCGTCCAGCACCTTCATGCCGCTGCCGATCTCGGAAATGGCCTGCTTGTATTCTTTTTCGCCCGAAAGCGTAAATTTTGTGTTGATATTTGGCATATTACGTGCCTCCGTTTATGTAGGCCGAGAGGCTCTGCGGCTCTTCCGGCTTTTTTGGCGGCTCCAGCGCGTCCAGCAGGAGCGTCAGGCGGTGCGGGCTCATGGTCTTCCAGAAATCCCGCTCCGGCAGATGCAGCCGGAAGAGCCAGATTGCGAGGAAGCCGGGGAAATCAAAGCCCAGCTGCTTCGGTTTCCCCGGCGGTGTCAGTTTTTTTCGTCTTCCGACGTTTTTTCACCGGGTGCTTCCTCCGGCGGTGCGACTGCGGCCTGGATCAGCGGATAGATCCGCGTCCCGGCCTCAAGCGTCTGGTGCATGGTGATCTTCCGGCCCAGCTGCTTGCTCGTAAAGCGCAGCGGAAGGCCGTTTTCGTCGGTGATGCCCTGCGTGTCTGCGGCGTCTGTCAGCATGGCGGCCAGGAAGGCCAGCGTGCTTTTGAGGCCGTGCACCGTATTCAGCGCGCGCAGCAGATTGCCGTCGTATTCGTCCTGCACGTCGGCAAGGACGTTCATGTTGCAGGAGAGCCGGTAGACCCGGCCCTCAAGTTCATAGTCGACGGTGTTGAGCTTGGTCGTCTCCATCAGGTCTCACCCAGCTTTCCCTTGATCCAGGCGACGGCCTCCGCCGCGGTGTCGACGGTCTCGGTCTCGAGCAGCAGCTCGTCGGTCGAATCGTCTGCGAGGAATTCGCCGGTCGTGGTCGGCGTGTTGAACTGGATGTTCTCGCCCTTGGTCTGATAGCTCATCGAGGGCGGGCCGAACAGCGCTTTCGGCACCCAGATGCAGGTGTATTTGGTCACGCCGTCGATCTTATCCGGCGCGTAAAAGCCGACGCCGACATAGTTCGCGATGTCTTTTGCCGAGAATTTCAGATTTTCCTTGCTCGTATCGGATGTGCAGCCGTAGAGCATGGCCTGTGCGGCCCTTTTGATGTACTTGACAGCCAGCGAGATCGTGCCGCCGGTGGCAAGCTTGATATACTCGGCCAGCTTGGATTCCGCGTACAGGCGGCCCTCGGCGAACTTGAGTTCCAGCTGCGCGCTCATGGCGTCGCCGACGTCGGTCGGCTCTGTGTAGGTCACGGTGCCGGACGTGTTTTTATACTTTCCCGCCCGGATGCCGCGTAAGTCAAAACTAGGCATTTACAATAGGCCCCTTTCTTTCAGCTTTTGTGTAAGGATCTTTTCGAGCTCTGCGTTTACGCGCTTCTGCGCGTTCCTGACGCCCTTTGTCCAAAAATAAGTTCCTGTGATCTGCCCGTACTCCTTCGCGCGGCCGTAATTCAAAACAAAAAGCACGGTCGCCCTGCGCGTTCCGTGCTCGTTTTTGCCGACTGCGGTGATGGAGATGTACGGGTCTCCGTTTTTGTCCTGCTTGATGTTTTTGCGGTATTTCACGCTGGAGGCGTATGCTTCCGTGCGGAACCCGCTCGCCCGGACGGCATTTTGCAGCTCCTCGACGATGATATCCCCGGCGGCGTACAGGAGCTCCTGCTGCATGTTCTCATCAAAAACATTCGCTTTCTGGAGCGTGGCCATGAGCTCGTCGACACCGGTGATGGAGATGTTAGCCATAGGCTGCGCCCTCCGTCTCGGCGATGAGCGCGATCTGCGTGCGGCCTGTTTCCTTGTCGTAGGTTTCCATGTCGACGGTCGCGATGTAGCCTGCGGCCTCCAGCGCGGCTTTTACGCGTTTTAAAATCCCGGCGGCAAAGCCCTCGGCAAAGATGGAAACGGCGTACTGCACGCCGGTCTCGGCCTCTCCGCCCTCGGCGTAGAGCTGCCCGGACTGGCCGAGCAGCTGATAGGTGATGTAGGTTTCTTCCCCGCCCTTGTATGGCGGGTGGCAGACCGGGACGCCCAGGCTTGATAGCGCCTCATAGATCATCATGCGCCGTCCCTCCGTTTGCAGGTCAGCTCTACCTCTTCCGTCTCCGCGCCGTAGCTGCGGACGACGTCAAAGACGTCCGAGCCGCAGGTGAGCTGCTGCTCGCCGCCGTATTCCGCGCTGTGCATGCGGAAAATTGCGTCCGTGCGCTTGCCTGCTTGCGCGGCCTGATAATACTCGGCGCGGTTTACGGACTTGCGGGCAGCCCAGACGGTTGTCTCGCGTTCGAGCTTTTCGGTGGTCTGCCCGCTCACGATGGGGTAGGACAGCAGGCGCAGCGTGATCTGGGTGTCAAAGATCACAGCACGTGCCCCCTCCCTCGGCGCCCGGCGAATAGTCGTCGGACAGGCCCATCGCGTCGCGCAGCTCCTCAAAGCACGTCTTCCATTCGTCGCCGCGGCCGCAGAAGTCATGCTGCCAGCGGACGAAGGCTCGGACGGCGTCTTTGACCAGCGGGTCTTCGTCCGCCCCCTCCGCGCCCGCAAGGTGCAGGCGCAGGAGGCAGGCGTCGATCTCGTCGGCGAGCTCGTCGTCAAGGGCGTTTGTGGTCAGCCGCAGGGCGGTTTTTGCAACGTTGATCAAAGCCATTGGTTATCCCTCCCTGTTGGCCTCGCGCCGTCAAGCCTTCTTCTTGGTCAGCGTGACGAGGCTGTTCTTGTCGACGACCTTACCGTCGACGAGCGCCAGTGCGACGGTGACCTCGTCGTCGGTCTCGTTGTCTGTGTAGTGGCGGAAAGTCATGCCAAGATTTTCGTTCCAGAGGTAGTCCTTGAAATCGAAGATAAAGGCAAAAATCGTGTCTGCGGTCACGCTTGCGGCAAAGGACGGCAGATAATCGCCGACGAGGACGACCTCGCGGCCAAATAGGGAATAAACGGGCTTTCCGTTCATGCCGTAGTTGGTGCGGGCAATAGGCTGACCGTCGCTGTCGACCATGCCGACGATCTGCTCGAAGAACGTTTTCTTCGTCATGCACCATACCGCGCCCGCGTCGTAGGCCTGCGGCAGCGCCGCCTCGGCTGCGGTGAGATCCTTGTAGGTCAGCGCGGTCGTTGCGGCGGCAATGTCGATGTTCTGGCCGGTCACGACGGTTTCCTTGGTGATGCCCTTCGGCTGGCCGGAGCCGGATCCGCTGATAACGGACTGCTCCTCCGTCTTTACCATCGCTTCCGCTACGTTCGCGACGAACTGCGTTTCAAACATCGGGTAGGTTACGATGGACACTTCGAGCGACATGGAGATCGCGCAGCGCAGTTTGTGGTAGGCAAACGTGATGGAGCCGATCGCCTTCTTCTGCTTGTCGGAGCCTGCGCCCTCGGCAACCCAGGAGGCCGTCGGCTTGGCCGAGCTGGTCGGGACGGTCACGCCGCCCTTGTAGGAGGTGTGCGTCACGCGCGGCAGGATCATGCCGGTCGCTTCGATCTTCTCGTAGATCTTCTGCAGCGTCGTGGTCGGGATGGCCGCGCCGACGTCGGAGGTCTTCGTGTTCGCGTCCGCGTTGGTCAGCTCCTGCGGGATCTGCGTGCCCTTTAGCACGTAGTTCATAAATGCCACCTTGTACTCCGGGGTGTCGTAGCGGTTGATCACGTCTTCGGCCTTTTTCTGGCCGGACAGGTCGACGGACTGTGCCGCCGCAGCCGGAGCCGCGACCTTCTGGCCCGCGAGGGCGTTGAGGTTCGCCTGGATCTTGGCTTCCTCCTCAAACTTGGCGTCGAGGGCTTCGACTTCCTTCATCTTGGCCTGCGCCTCTGCGGTCTTGCCTTCGTCCAGCAGCTTCTGGGCGTCGTCCATGAGCTTCTGGCGCTGGATGTTGTAAAATTCCTTTGTCATTTCAATTCTCCTTTGAGTTTTAAAAATTTCAGTTTTGCTTCTGCCTGCGCCCGTTCGGGCATAAAAAAGTCAGGCCCTGCAGCCTGATTTTTTAAAAAGTTCTCTGCGCGCCGGAGCGCGTCTTCGCTGAGCATGCCGGAATAAAAATCCGCTGCCAGCGGCTTCTGGCCGTTATCCGGCTGCATCACGCGGTCGACCAGGCCGAGCTCTACGGCCCGCTCCGCTGTGATCCATGTTTCTGCGTCCATCATGGCGGCGATCTCCGCTTCCGGCCTGCCGGTCTTTGCGATGTATGCCGAGATGATGGCGTGGTTGGCGTCGCGCAGCGTCCCTGCGGTGTGCTCCATCTGGCGGTAATCGCCGCTGGCCTTTGTCTGGACGTTGTGGACCATCATCATGCCGGTCGGCGTCATTTCTGATTCTCCCGCCATGGCGATGATGGACGCGGCCGAAGCTGCGAGTCCGACGATTCGGACGATCACGCCGCCTGCGTAGTTGCGCAGGGCGGTATATATCTCGCTCGCGGCGAAGATCTCTCCGCCGCCGGAATTGATCTCGACTTCGGCCCGCTCGCCGTTTCCCTTGGCAAGCGCGTCCGCTACGGATCTCGGGCTCGTCGCCTCCATTCCGTAAAACTGATAGAGGCGGTGCTGATTGCTGGATACGATGGGCCCGCGAATGCTGATCTTCATGTGGTTTCATCTCCCTTCTGGTTGGTATTCTGATTGACCGGCTGCGTATCGAGCCGCCGGATCGGCTTGTCCCCGTCGTCGACCGGCGCGAGGTTAAAGGCGCGGCGCCATTCGTTCGGCGTCAGCGCGCCTCGGTCGACCAGCTGCAGGAGGTTGAGCTTGGTCGAGGTCGAGGCGAAGTCCCACGCGGAGGCCTCAAAGACGATGCGGTTGCCGCAGCCGCGCTCGCGCCGGGAAAAGAGCTTGCGGGTGTACTCGCCGCTCAGCTGCTTCAAAACCGGCTCGATCTCGGCGTCAAAATAGGCGTTCTGCTCATCCTCCGTCGCAATGGATGTGACGATGTGCGGGTTGGTGTTGAACAGGGCATAGATGCGCTGCGTGGTCTTATCCATCTGGGCGGCGTTCGGGACGTAGTCCTTGGGGTCGATCTGCTTGGCCTCGGCCTTTGCGTCGACGGCCGCGACGCCCGTGCCGTTAGTCACGTTCAGGAAACTGTCCGCGAAGTCCTGCGCGCGCTGCTTCACGTCCTCCGGGCGCATGGACGCGGCGAACATCAGCAACCAGCGAATCACGGCGCTGTTTCGGATGGCCTTTACAATGCCCTGATCCGTCGTCGTTACGATCTCCATGAGCGGCACGATGGCCGGGGCGATGGGGTCGCCGAAGATGTCGTTTTCGTAAAAATCCCCGCGCAGGTGGATGATGTCGTCATAGGCAAACGTCAGCACATTGCCGTTCTGCATGTAAAACTTCAGGTACAGGTTCCCGCCCGCGTCGTAGACCGCGTCGGCCTGCATGGCCGCGACCGGGAAAATGGCGTTCGGCAGGCCGTTTTCATCCCGCAGGATGACCGCGAAGGCGTTGTTGTTGAGGACCAGCTGCGCGGCCAGCTTCTCCTGCAGCATCTGGCCGGTCATGTACTGGTTCGGTTCTTCGAGCAGGAAGCGGATGTACGGCTCCGGGTTGACGGCGATCTTCCGCGTCTGGGCGGTGATGGTCTCCCGGATGTGCTTGGCCGTCAGCTTGCCGATGGCCTTGATCTTGGGCCGGATGCAGGCGCGGACGATGTCGGACTGATACATCTTGCCGTTGTAGCTGTAAAATCCGTTTCCGCGCTCCTGCACCATCTGGACGGTCGAGACGCGCTTGGTGGTCGTGATATTCGTCAGGAGGTTTTTAAAAAATCCCATTGTCTCACTCCTAGAGCATACTGGTGTATTCCGCCTGCTTCTGATCGTAGATCGTGTAGGCATCGAGCAGGGCCGCCGTTCCGTCAATGCGGCGCGTGGACTTGCTCGTTTTGTGCGGCTGGATATTTCCGTTTTTGTCCTCGTCGTAGGCGGTGTTTGCGAGGTTCCACTTGTCGATCGGGTGGTTGTTGTAAATAATGCGCTTGGATTCCAAGTCGTTCCCGCAGCGCTTCATGGGCTCGGACAGGGTCTTGACGCCCTGATGCACGGCGATCATGGCCTCGGCCCCGAAATAGTCCGCCATGCTGTCGACCCAGTAGGTCGCAGACCACGCGTCGTAGCCGAAGAACGGCAGGAAAATATCGAGGTCTTCCTGTACCTCGACAAACCAGGTTTTGACGTCCTCATAGCGGATCTTGTTGCCCTCGGACAGGCGGAGCAGCCCGCGCTCATGCCACTTGTCGTAGGGGATCTTGTCCTCCGTGACGCGCTTTTCCAAAAGGTTTTGCGGCAGCCAGTACATCTGCAGCACAAACAGGATCTCCGGCAGCTCCGGCACTTGGAACAGCACCTTTGCCGCCGTCAGGTCAGTGGTCTTGGAGAGGTCCGCTCCGCCGATGCCGTATCGCGGGTAGGAAAGCACGCGCTCCTGCGTCTTGCCGTCCGCCATGTAATGCTGCCAGATCAGGCGGCGGTTTTCCCTGTCGAGCTGGAAGGTGTCGCGGTTGTCCAGCTGCTCAAAGTTGAGCCAGGCTTCGCTGGAGGTCTCGCGGATGTTGAAATCCTTGCAGACGAGGTTTCGGACGAGGGCCGGGTTTTTCTCCGCCCGCTCGACCCGCTCTTTGAGGGCCGTGTAGCTCTTGATCGTCCCGAGGCCCGGATTTGCCTTTTTCCAGCAGTCCGGGTCCGTCCACTCGCTGCGCTTGTCGAGCTCGTAAATAAACGCGATCCGGCGCGGGTCGTGGTACCCGTCCGGATCTTCGTAGCCGTTTATGATGCGCTCGGCCTCTTCGTATTTTTCGTCGTAGATGTCTTCTCGAATGGTGCCGGCTGTGGAGGTGATGAATCGCAGCGGCTGCGCGCGGGCCTGATCGCCGTCGGCAACGATGTCGTACAGCGGTCTGCCGTTTTTCCACTGATGGAGCTCGTCCATCATGGCCCCGTGGATGTTGAGGCCGTCGAGCGTGTCGCTGTCTGAGGACAGCGGCTTGAATACGCCGTCGTTATAATCGCTGTCCACCTCACCGACTAGACATCGCGTCCGTTTGCGCAGCGCCGGTGATTTCTGCACCATCCGCTTTGCTTCCTGCCAGATGATCTTCGCCTGGTCCCGCTTTGTGGCTACCGCGTAGACTTCCGGGCCTGCTTCGCCGTCCGCCAGCTGCAAATACAGGCCGACGCCTGACGCAAGCAGCGACTTGCCGTTTTTCTTGCCGACGATGAGGATGGCCTCGCGGTACTGGCGGTTGCCCTCGATGTCGATAAACCCAAAGACAGTCGCGAGCAGCGCCTTTTCCCAGAGCTCCAGCTTGACGAGCTGGCCGCCCGCCTTGCCCTTGGAGTGGTGGCAGTAGTTTTCAAAAAATTCGAGGACGTGGTTTGCCCGGCGCGGGGAATAATAAAACTCGGAATCCGCGTTTTCAAGCTGCGCGACCACATGTCTGTAGGTCTTCTGCACCTTGAGGCTCACCGTTTCACGTCCGGACTGGATCGCGGCCCAGTATTCGAGGATCGGATTGTACGTTTCTGGATAGCGCGTCACAGCTCGTCACGCTCCCGGACAAAGCTTGCAAAGCCGTCGTCCTCCTGCTTCGGCGCGGTGTCCGGCTTCGGCAGGAGCGCCGTGAGCTGCTTGATGATCTTCTGGTAGTTCGCGTTCGTGGAGTTGTACGCCTGCCCGATCGGCCGGGCGCGGTCATATGGCTCGAGCCGCTCCGACTGCTGGAATTTCTCCGTCCAGCCGTTTTCCCGCAGGTCGTCCGCCATGTCCTCGCACTCGATTCGCATAAATGCTGCCTGATCGATGAGGCCCGCGACAGTCCCGGCCGCTTCCTTCGGCAGAAGCTTGTAGATCCTCCGGAGTCTGGCTTTCTCGGCGCGGATACGCTGTTCCTTTGTCTTTTCCTGCCTGTTCGCCACAAAAACCGCCTCCTTTTCGCGTGATTTTTGCCGTCTGTCCGCGCGTGCGCGTAGATTACTTATCGCCGCGCTATTGTAGGGGGGCCTCGCGAACGGCCTGCGTATTC